AGGTTAAGTACATGATTAAATTGAATAATAAACCAATGTGTGCCACATAATGACGTTTTTAGATTTTAAAGCGGTTGTTATTTTTAGCTACAGCGTATTATTTGTAAGCCTCGTATAATTTTTATATGTTTTATAATACTTCTTTTATAAAAAAGGAAGAAAGGTGGCACACATTGGTTAAAAACCTTTATATAACAATAACTTAACCTGTGCCACTTTCACTGTTATAACGTGGCACATGTGGCACAGGTATTTATAACCCATTGATTTGGTTCAATATAAAATGACAAAAGTGTGCCACGTTATAACAGTGAACCCGGCACACATTGATTAAATGTGTTGATTAATACAGTTATAACAGTTACAGTTACAACAGTTAACAACAAACGGGACTAAAACCATGACACTCACTACCCTATTTAAAGCACTGTTCAACCCTAATATAAAACCACAGGTAAAATGGAATAACCCTGACACACAACCAGCGTGTAACATCAGTTTCATTGTTATGAACGTGTATGGCGGTATCAACACTGAGATACGTATTGGTGAATGGCCTTTTAAATTCAACAACGATGATGTTAGTTGGTGTTACTTACACGAATTTAAACAGTTGTTACCAGAATTTCTAAGATGCCGGGTATCCGATTTCATGCCGGGGGTACACGGAACCAAGACCACGGGGGTGTATAACGTCGATGCCGGGGGTGATTTTGATAACGCTGATACAGGTTATAACGCACCGGGGGTATTAGCTGATTGGGATGATGCGTTGTTAAGTAATACATTAGATACAATAGGTAGTCAGGGTTATAACAAACTATGTGTATTAGCTGATTGGGATGATGCTTTAATCCATAACGATATTTTTAATGGGTATAATTTGATGAACATTCCGGCTGTTATTAACCCTGAATTATTTGAGTCAGGCTTTGACGATGTAAGTGTGTTTGATACCAATTTTATTATTGTAAAGTTTGGATATAACGCACCGGGGGTATTATCCGATTGGGACTTAGCGATATACATTAATAACCTCAAGCACGTTCAACTAGCCACTGATTTACGTATGGGTGCTTTAGAGCGTGAGTTAAATAGTCGTATATTATGTGTAGTTAGTTTAACTAAATTTTGTGACCTTGTATTTAGGAATAGAATATCAATATCAGATATCACATTTAAACAATTGCGAAACCAGTGGATTAACGGTAATTGGAATGAATAAAGGTTTATTAGACGCTGTAGCTCAACAGCGAATAGATATATTAGAGCGTGACCTTGCCGTTGCGAATAGCCTCATAGCGAGGCTGACGGGAGACATTAAGGTAATACTTAGTGGTGGTGAGGTATTACCAGCATCAGGGGGTGTTTTTACATTAACAACGTATGAAACGAAATTGGTTCGTGATGCATTTAAAGCTGGTTTTAAATGCATAGCTACTAATAAAGAATACTGGCGTAAGCGTAAACAGTATATCTACAAACTTAATAACACAGGGGTTTAATTACCATGAAAATTACAGATATTTACGGCCACGAACATCAGTTAGAAATAACAGCAACCCATACTTGTATTGCTATTAACTCTGCGGTCCAAACCTACGTTGCGGGTTTGAATGAGATAAACAAATTGTTAAACGAATTGTTTGAGCAGGTTCCGTGTCCAGTTGCAGCCGAAACAATGTACAAACGTATTATTAATAACTTACAGCATCAGTTAAGCAATGGTCCTAATGTGGATAATTACGCCATTGATGTTACCCCGGGTATGTCTTATTCAGCAGCCAGTGTAACCGAGTTATTAAATAAATCTGTGCGTCGCATTAATAAACAAAACCGACAGTATGAAAAATTGCATGAAGAACATCGCGCATTAGGTGTTAAGTTTAGTAACCATTGTCATGATGTTGATTCTAAGAATGAATCACTCAATGAGTTGTTGATTAAATATAACAAACCTAAACCAAGTCATTTAAATATGCATGGTCATTTAACCTATTTATTTCATGATTTATTAGGTGTAAAACCAGCAAGACCAGTACCGGGTAATGTTTATATTAATGGCCATAATGTCGAATCAAAATACGCTGATGGGTTGAATGGTAATATGTTAGTTGTGCTGTGTGATGATATAAGACCACCTGCGCCTTATGTACCAATGACGGCACCAGCACCAGTGCCACCTACACCAGAACCAAAACCAATTACCGTTGTTATGCAACCTAGCTCAAATGGTTTTTCATACCAAGATTTAGTTAAAGTTGGTTGGGATGATCAGCAGTTAGTAGAGGCTGGTTATGCTAAATGGTTATCAGACCCTGTACACAGTAATTTAATGTACCCACCTGTTGATGCTGTACGTAAATCTATTACCAGCGTTACTATCAATAACCAACAATGTTTCGACGCTTTGGATATGCTTGAGTTATCACATGCTTGGGAACAATTTCACGCTAACGAGTTTAATACTGTAAAGCAGCTTGTTAAATATGATAGTGATGATGGGGTTGATTTCAACAATTACCTAAAAAGTTGGTGTAATTATCAAAATCGTGTCAGAGATAATGTTGACCACGTGTTTAAAGATTTAGACACCCCTGCACACGCCAATTATAATACGATTGATAAGTTACGTATTATTGACCAAACCATTGAATTGGCTTTAGTTAACAATACCAAGGTTAGTAATGTTATTAATAAAATACATTGCGAAATTGGTTTACCAGTTAGTGTTAACGACGTCGATATTTTTGAAAAATTGGCAGCTATTGATTTTCACATTAATAAGCTTGAATCAACAGTAACGGCTAACATGACTAAACCTCAGGGGGTGTATATACAGGGTGACCTTTGTGTTGTTAGTTCGTTATCGGACCAATGGTGTCAAGTTTACAACCTTGTTAATGATAGTGCTGGTGGCGATGTTGAAACGGCCATGTATGCTGCTCAATCATTCATTGACTCACTAAAACAATAAATAAAACTTGAACAGTTATAACGGTAGTGATACTGTTATAACTGTTCTCACATACAGGGGTTTGACAATGGATATTTTGATATTAGGTGATAGTCGCACTGGTAAGTCTAAGTTAGCGCAGCACCTTAAAACAATCTTACAAAATGCTATGGACACGGGTTTAGTCAAGGTTGACGAAATTGAAATTATAACCGGGCATGATATGCATGGTCTGATGGACAGTGTTTATACGTTAACTCGTGACGATAGTTATAACGCATTACCTAAACCAAACCTTTGTTTGGATTACACATTAGGGGGTTCAAAATGAGCATTTCATCCACATACACCAATGACAAAAACAAGGTAACGGGTATTAAGGCCACTAAGACTTTTAACGTACCTCGTGCACTACTTTATATTGAAGATGGTTTTAATGTCCGTGATATATGCCCTGATCACGTTGCTGCTATTCGCCAATCATACGAAGCTGGTGAGTATTTACCGCCAATTGTTGTTAAAGATATGGGTGATGGTAATTTCAAAATTATTGATGGTCATCACCGTTATCATGCAGGTGAGGGTTTAATTGAGCGTTATGAGTGTAAAGACTACATCGGTACTGATGCTGACCAAATCGCAATGATGGTGACGTCATCACAAGGCCGGGTGTTATCACATACTGAACGTGCTATGGCTTACTTGCGATTGCATCGCCACGGTTACACGTATGATGAGATTGCCACCAAATGTAAACGCTCACGTGCTGATGTAGATAATCATATGACTTTGGCAACAGCTGACGCCCGGGTGTTCCAGCACGTTAAAGACGGCACAATCACCATGAATGAAGTAAACCAAGTCATTCGTAAAAAGGGTGATAAGGCTACTGAAATTATCGAAACTGCGGTAACCAACGCCACCAGCAAAGGCGAAAAGAAAGTTAAAGCCACCGACCTACATCGGTTTACACCAAAAATGGCTATGCGCTTTGTAGAGTTGTCATTGCTGTTGGGTAGCCATGAAGATATGTTCACCGGGGTTGATGATGATTCTATTGAGGTTCGTGATCTATTCGCGGCCTATCGTAAATTTAAAGGCGGTGTGTGATGATTACTCAAACTCTTACTGAAACAATATCGTTACCTGTAAAACATGTGGGTTTGGGGTCTATTGTTGACGCCTATGGTGATGAATTTATGGTGGTGTCAGTTGGTGTTAACCCTGACACTATTGTAAAAGTGCTTAACGATTTCATAGCACCAAACATTGAATTAGCTTACGCAATGCATGAAGCGATTCAAGCTAAGTGGTATCACACCCAATCTAGTTATCAACCGATTCATGATTATTTATTCCCAAGCGTAATAGCTGTTGATGGTGAGTCGTGTGACGGTTGTTTGTACCGTGATGTAAAGGGTGAGTGTAAACCATGTATGCCTGATGAACGTGATGATGGTCGTGATGTGATTTATGTTAAAGGCGGTGTGTGATGATTAAATTAGGTATGGTATTACATAATATTGAATTACATGAAACTACGACTAAAGCAGGTTATCGTCCTCGCTTAGTGCGTAAGGTATTTGTAGTATGTAAGGTACATAAACCTAAGGGTTCTTACATAACCAAAGTGATGATTAGTGACGGTGTTGTTGTAAAATCAATTGGTGTTTATGGTAATGACCTAATCAAGTTAATTAGACCGGGTGAGTTTGCCCGGGGTTATTTTAAATCAGAACGTTATGCATTAAAAGCTTTAGTAGAACGCAAATGCCCTTATGATTTAAATGATGATCCAGAGTGGGTTGATGAGTGGAAAAAAGAACAGGGTGTTGTTAAACGTGCTATTGGTAAATTAAAAGGCGGTAAAAAATAATGATTAATTTAACTCAGTTACATTCGTTCGGTAAATCAGTGTTACGTCACTTAGGTGTGTTTGCTGGTAGGGCAAGTAAAGACCCAGATAAGGATGTTTATTTTAAAGCAATACGTTGTATTAGGGAATACAGTAATGAGGTTGATTCCCTTACTCACGAATTGGCGTTAGCTCAAAATGCGTGTGTTGACTCTGATTTGGATATTATTGAGGAAAATTGCTCGGGTAAAAACGCCCAATGGACCATGCAAGAGTTATACAACACAAGGTTTAAATAATGTTATTTTTTATTGGCGTTATAACATTGATAGCCGGGTTGCTTCGTGATGACGGTTATCTAATCGTAATTGGTATTGTTGCATTATTAGCAGCTGACTAGGGGTATTTTATGTGGCGATTAACAACAGCTATTCGCGGTTTCACAGTGGGTAAGGTGTACAACACATTTAGTGAAAACAGTTTCAACGTGGCTTTAAAATCCGATGATGGTGAAATTCTGTATGTACCTAAAACCCACTTAGATGAGGTTGTATAATATGGTCAAAGTAAAAAAACGTTGTTGTGGTAAATGTCTATTCACTACTAACAAAATTGTTAGTGATGAGCGTAAATCAGAGTTAATAAAAAAGTGTGTTGCTGACGACACTCATTTCATTTGTCATGAAACTAAAGATACAGTCTGCAAAGGTTTTTATGGTAAACACACCAGCCAAGCTGTGCGTATTGCACAACGCTTAGGCGGTATTATGATGGTGGATTAGAAAATGATTAAAGTAGAATTAAGTTTAACCAAATCAACAAAAGGCACTCATGTTTATGCTGCGGCAACAAGTGAATCTGATGCTATCATACCAGTGCTGTACATAAAAAAGGGTGCTTTACCAGATAACCCACCAGCACATATTACTATTACCATTACTGAGGGTCATGAATAATGATTAAACTTACGCTGTTAAACGCTACTATTTTAGCAAAAATGCAAAAGGACATTTACGAATTTCGTACAACGTTCGGGCTACCTGTTGATAAGATTATTGAGGATGCTGACGACACGCTACATACCTCGCTGATTGTTGAGGAACTTACTGAGTTGTTTGACGCAAGTGTGGTCACAGACAGCATTGATGCCGTGATTGATTCGGCTTACGTGCTTATGGGCCGTTTTGTACAAATGCAAGGTCGTTACCCTATTAGCGGGTTAGACACTCGTGACGTGCATGATAGTCCTGAATTGTATTTGGTTGATATTTTGTTGCAGGTAGCCAAAGCCAAAAGTTTTGATTTTGAAGCCTGTTGGGATGAGGTTCATCGCAGTAATATGAGTAAGGTTTGCGTTAGTCATGAACAGTGTCACGATAACGTTAAGCACTATAATGAATTAGGTATTGATGTTGATGTGTATGTTATCGGTAGTTACTATGTACTTAAATGCGCTAATGATCATAATGGGGTAATTAAACCCGGTAAAGTGATTAAAAGCATTTACTATTCACCAGCTGATTTTACTAAAATAATCTAACTTTAGTTTTTAACAAATGTGGTTCATAATAACATCACTTTCATCACTAGGTGTTTATTATGAACCAATGTACTTTCGATATTAAAGGTGATTTAATCGCCACGGGTGTTTCAACCATCATTCCTATGTCAGCTGATTTTACACACGCTGAACTAGCCTCAATTCGATTCTTAGATATATCAGGTAATCAGGTTACCCCTACTGCGGGTACATTCACAGTACAGGGTTCAGCTGACGGCGTTAACTTCCGAAACCTAACCAACTCTAGCGGTGATTCGGCCATTGACGCCACCACCATTTACACAGACTCTGTGGCCCTACCTGCGGCTATGGGTTTAATGAAATTCGCTAAGATTAAATTCACAGGTTTGGTCGCTACCGGGGCCGTCACTTTCATAGCGTTATTACATCGGGTTGGAAAATAATTATGTCATATCCATATCCATATCCAACTCAAGAGTGGCCGTACCCGTTTAATATATTAAATGTGGGTGGGTGGCCTAATAATCAGGGTGGCGGGGCGCCAGAAATCCCGACTCCTGTTTCATTCATGTATATGGCAGCATCTGAGGGCTATGTCAACAATGGATCTACCTCTGCAATTTCATCGCTGTTCAAAATAGAGCTTGAAGAAGAGTACGAGTCAGTAAGGGTGTTTACATTTGCAAGACAGGCATGTGACGGGTGGAAGTGTGCTATCGCACCAACTGAGACAATGGATAACTCGACAACTAACAACCGATACAAGCCGATTAGTGGTGGAGTGGTTGACTCTGGCCTGTGGCGCACTTCTTTAATGCCAGCAATAACATCAGGAAGTGATGCTGCACCAGCAGTTACTTATAGTGATTGGATGGACGTTGATAGTGTTCAAAGAGCCGATGCGGGAAGTAAACCAGCGTTATTAGTTAGGGTTTATGGAACAACCTCTGGGTCGTTTCAGAAAGTTGACGCTAATGCTACGTGGGCTAATGCATCAGCCAAGCCATTTTACAGAGCGCTAAGTAACTACAATGACGGTACTGATATGGTATCAAACCCATCATCATCACAGCCAGCAGGTGCATATACCAACGGTTGGTCGCATTGGTTTGGAGTTGAATACAAGCCAAAGAAAAAAGTTCGATATGTTTATGCCATGGGTGACTCAATAACTTCTGGCGGCGGCGGTCAAGAATATGGCTATGATAATTGGTCTAATATTGCGGTATTTGAATTAGCAAAAAGTGGCCTTCCAATCACGGTCGTCAATGGGGGCATGAGTGGCAAAAACTCAACTGCTTATGTTAACCAATTTCTAAAAATTGTCACTAATGGAGCTAAACCGACTGATGTGATTATACCTGCATTCACCCCTAACGATGGTAATGCCTCTCAAGCAAATTGTGATGCTAGGTTTGTGAGATATCAACCTGTATTTGACAAGTGCGCCGAAATTGGGGCGAAAGTGTGGCTATGGACGGGATTGCCGATTGACGGTTATGGCGATACTCAATGGATTACTTACAGCAATGACTGGGCTATTGCCAAGGCAGCGTCTGATGGGTTTGGGTTAATCGACTTTAATGCCATAGCAAGTGACGGAGCAAATCCAATGAGGTTCAAACCTGGGCTTGGACGTCCTGATGGTATGCATCCATCAGCAACGCTTATTCGCCTTATGGCTGATGAACTTAAAATTAAATTATCTTAATCAACAAAATGCCGCCTAACCAGCGGCTAAACTTTAAACCCCTTCATTGGGGTTTTTCTTTATATGAAGCTTGTACAGTTACAACAGTGGTGTTACAGTTGTAACAGTTATTTATAATTAGGTGGTGTTATGGTCGATATAGAATTATTAGATTTGGTGTTATATAAAATTGAACATGATTGTGATGTATCACTTAATGATATGGCAGTTGGTGAGATTTATACCATGATAGAATTAATGCGCGAGGTATTAGTTAATGAAGCAGCAAAAGTTAACCAATCTTGAAGTTGGGTCCGTGTTTTACAAGGTGTTTGAAGTAAGTAAACGTGGTGATTGGGTTATTCAGGTAGTGCCATTTGTGGTACGTTCTATAAAAAAGCGCCCGGGTAGTATGGCACCAATCGGTTACATATTTAACGGGGGTCGTAGATATGACGTCAACTGCAATTACGTTTACGCCAGTGCCAAGCTAGTGGGTGTCACATGTGACGATATTGGTGAATGGTTTAGTTATGTACCTGATAGTTGGAAAGTAAATTTTAAACAAACTGATGACTATTTTAAGAATGGTTTTTACACAACCAAAGATTCATCGTTAAGATACTATTTAGACCTTAATAAGCATAACTTAAAACTCAGTGTGCTTGAGTTATCAGAATCTTTGTTAAGCGGTGATGAACTATGGATTGATGAACTGAATAAAAGCATTAAGCAGTACCGGAGTATTATTTCAAACACTAAGGCGTTAATATTAAAAGGGGTAGCTAACCGAAACACCCGGTAAACTAACCGGGCTGTTAAGGTCACTTTACTAACTTTCAACGGGTTGGAACTTCAACAACTTCAACCCTCTAAAACCTCGCACCGGGTTTGCACCTGACGAAACTCTAGCCCTGTCTTGAACGATACTCAGTGTACTACTATTCAACTCACGTATTATTTTAGTCTGACTTAATGGGTGCAACACGTTATGTTGTTTAGCCCACAACGTATAGATACGATATAAATCATCACCCGCCGTAAACGCTGTGTCATCAGCAACACATATGTCATCAATAAATCGTGATAGTGGTGACATATCCTCACGTAAGCAATCTTTCTCACGTAAGCCGCTCACAGCCTCTGTATAGCGACCATTGCGTTTTAGCCTAGCTAACCCATGTAAGGCCCACTGAGCTATCCCTGCACACTCGTTTATAAGCCTTAAACCTAGTCCTGAATCCTCTTTACCCTCATAGCTTTTTACAAATGGGAATACTAACATTCGATTTGCCAAAGCACCTGACGGGTCCACAAACTCCGGCATACCATTTGTTGATAGAACCAAGCGTATTTTAAACGTTGATGTGTGAGTGCCTTTATACATCACGTGGTAGTCAATCGGGTCACCACCAGTAATGGCTTTAAGCATGGCCAAAACCTCATCACGCTTTGATGGTGTTACCGAGTGAGCATCGGGTATAAAACCAACACTTGACGTACTCATCTTATGTAACGCTGAATCCTTAATTAAACTGCTTAATGATGGTGCCGTGGTATTAGCCTCACCCACTAAATTACGTAACACACCGCCTATAACACCCTTACCACCACGTGATTTACCAACCATTAATGCGAACTTATGAATACTAGTATCTGATATTAAACAGTAACCCATAAACTCTTGTAGCTGCTCAATTAACATTGGGTCGAAATCCCAAATGTCACGTAAAAAATTAATCCAGTTTGGACAAATCGCACCGGGTTCATAATCGTATTGCAATTCATTAAACGTAAAGTAGTTTGGTGTATGGTCCATAACAACAGGGTGATCAGCTGATAGGTCAACTAAACCATTACTGAAACAAACAATATTACTGGCTCGTTTACCTGTGTTTAACCACGTACCGTTTTCAATAGACCCTACGTTTACCATATCACTTAGCACTTTATAAACACCGATGGTTAATGAGTCCGATGGTTTAAAACGTGAGTAAAACTTTTGTATTGCTGATTTCATCACATCATCATCAATAATGGCCCACGATTTTTTATTAAAACCGTACCATATTTTACGACAACGAATGATGTTAGTACCGTCATACAACACACCATCAAATACTTGAGCCAACTCATAATGTGACGACTTGGCGGTCATCATTGGCGTCATCATTCTGGCCGATTTACTATCAATCCTGTCACCATTGCGAACCAACTCTATTTCGGTTTTAGGTGGTGGTGGTGGTAACACTGGTGGTAATGCTGAAAACGAGGCTTTAGCGGTACGACACCCGGGTTCATTTTTAGCAAATTCGTAAGCGTTACCCACGGTTTGATAGAAATGAGGTTTTTCATGATCACCCCAAGGCGGCATACAACGTGGGTTATAATATTGCCACGCGATATCTTGAGTTACTTCAAGCGGTAAACCTAAGTCAAAACCCATACTACAAGCGCGAATAACACTATAAGTACCTGACCCCTGTATAGCAGGTTCAGCCATTATTGTTAGAAACTTAGTCAATCGGTCACGTGATACCGGGGTATCCTCAAAACCACTACCACTACCAACAGCGTTACGACTGTTAACCCAATTATCTAATATAATTTCCTTTTCAGGTGATAGGGGGAATGCTGCTTCTAACTCATCAATAGTATAGCGATGTTCGTTACCTAAAACCTGCTTACCGTCGCCCGTAATGGTATACATCTTAGGGTTTGCAGGGTCTTTGTAATGAACTGTACCGGGTGCACGTAATACACGACACGGGTCTGTCACTTGGTAATCGGTATCGTGTGCTAAGTGTATCCGGTATTGAAGTGACCTAAAGGTGTTAACCTCAGTAATCTCATCACATAACCAAATAGCATGGCCATGAGTATCGTCACGCTGTTGAACCAAGTGAGGCATTATTGGCCAAGTCGGTTGTGCCATGCCGTCAAAATCTGCAAAAACAGCACGATACTTTACTACGTTTTCTATCTTACGACCTTTACCATCAGTACCATTAATACCGATATAAACACCACACTGTTGAGATTGCGCCCTAGTGATAGTGGGTATAGCTTGGTTTAATGTACCAACGAAATGCGCCGCTAAATCGTCACGTTTTAAAGCACCTTTGACGTCATAGAAAACCTGCCACGTAACTGGTGTGTTTTCATCGCCCGTAAGCAATCGTAAGAAATACTTAATTTGCTCTAAATTGAGTTGTGGTGTAGTCATAGCAATACCTAGCCTATTCGATTTCTTGAGCTTTAAAAGCGGCCTCGAACTCTTTAGACGCAAAAACATGTGAGGCTTGTTCTAATGGCTCACTACCTATTAACGGGTGTTTTTGACGTAAGTATTGCTTTAAAGTTGACTCTTTTAAACCAGCTGCTAATGCTGTGTTTTTTACACCGTATCTGATTACATAAGTTTGAAGTGCGTCACGTCTAGCCACCATCAAAGATGGACTGTTACGCTTGCTTAGAATTGCCCTGATTGCCTTTTCCATTATGATTTCAACCATTTTATGTAGTGATTTATTATTGTTTTCAAATCATCCCCCGAAGTAACAAAACCTGCGAAACCACCAAACTCACGGATGAAGTTTAAGAAGTTTAATTGAGCAAATTCACGCGACTTTGTGGGAAAATCCAGACGGAATATATTAAACCCTTTTGGCTTAACTTCAATAGCTGTTATGACACCAACCGTTTTACCGACCATTTCTTGTGTAATGACAACTTTAGTTACACCGATATAGTCTGACGATTTCATCATATCACTAATGCGTTTAGATATATTACCTAAACCAAATCTAATGAATCGCCCGTCTACCTCAACAGCACCGTTGTTGTTGCGTAGTAGGCGACACTGCAAAGAGGGTGCCGCAAGCAGCACCTCTTTTTCAGCTTCCTTTTCGGGAGTCATTAGCCAGCAGGGTTAAGGTGGTTGTACACGGCTTTACCAGCACTAACCAAGGCATCAGGGGTCCAATTGGCAGCAGCATAAGCGGCATACGTCAACTCACCAGCATTCATGATAACGGGGTCGTTGTTCTGCGCAACTGGTGCAGGTGCAACCGGGGCATTCATAGGGGCAGGTGCAGGAGCAGCCTGTTGAGGTGCCGGAGCAGGCGCGTAATTGGCTTGTGGGTTTGGGGCCATACCTACGCCCGGTTGTGGCATTGGAGCCATACTAGCCTGTTGAGGTGCCGGAGCGTATGCAGGTGCAGCCTGTTGAGGTGCCGGAGCGTATGCAGGTGCCGCCTGTTGAGGTGCCGGAGCGTATGCAGGTGCCGCCTGTTGAGGTGCCGGAGCGTATGCAGGTGCAGCCTGTTGAGGTGCCGGAGCGTATGCAGGTGCAACCTGTTGAGCAGGTTGAGGCATTGGGGCCGCTAGTTGTTGTGGTGCTGGTGCAGGTGCCGCCATTGGCGCAGGGTTAGGAATTGCATGACCTTGAGCAATCATACCCGCCAAATCCCAACCAAGTTTAATCATTGACTCAAGAGTATGACCTTGCGCCGATAAGTGCGGATTAATAACGTGTGTATCACGTTGTTGTGGTGCAGGTGCCATACCTTGTGGACCAACGGCACCATGTACAACACCTGTACCCGGAGCAATGTTAGTACCAGCTACAGCCATATTAGCGAATGATTGTGTACCAGCTTGTTTTGGTTCAGCACCACCACCTAACGGTTGGTCATCAAAAGCTTTTTGCACGTTAACTAATTTAATAGCAATAACCTTTTGTTTGTTTTTATTAATGTATGCTGATATTTGAACCTCAGCACGACACCAACAACCGCCGTAAATTTGACTAGGGCTGATATTCTCAGTACCACTAGGGGCAACAGTGTCAACAGGGTCAACACTTTTAAAGCTAATTTTCCACATACCAGCCGACTCAGCACGTGCTTGAAATGGTTGGATTGGATTACCGTTATCGTCTTTAATCCAATCTTGGTTACCATCATTGAATTTAGGTGGATATTGAATGCCGTAAGCAACGTGGTTAGCTGACAATGTAGCCCAATCAACTTGAAATTCTTGACGACATAATTCATCTAACGCCGCAATAACATCACCCAAACCAGACTCAGGGCGACCTGTAACAGTAGTGATACCGTTTTGAGGGAACAACGCTGTCACCTGAAATTTAGGTGCCTCAGCAGGTTTTTGAGGGTTACCACGAGGCGTTGCCAAGTGTGGAAAAATACAACGGAAATAACCTGTAAATACGTTTTTATTAGCCATGTTCTTTATTGTCCTATCAGTAATTAAATTAATTAAGCTTTTGATGGGCTTTCACAAGCACCTTGGTCTACTGTGGTATTAATTTTAATACACTCAGCACCATCATTAATCTCAACTCGATTAACGTCAACCCACATGGTAGTACCAACATTATCATCCTTAGCTTTACCAGCTAGTGAATATTGGTCACAACCTGTAATATAACTGGCAACACCTGTAATTATGCCAGTAAAACCCGTGATTATATCGCGCCCTGTTTTACCCATATTTGTTTTATTAGTCATGTTCTTTATTGTCCTGTAACTGGGGGGAATTTAGCAGTTGTAGCACCATTGCCAGTAACTGCACTAAATCTATTTAAACCGCCACCCACGCCGTATGCTGGTCGTGAGTCTGAGTTTTTAACAAGTGTTAACGACTCAGACGGTGCTTTAAAGTGTTTATCAACTAAGTCTGTAGGCAACCCTTTTAATTTTTTAAGGTCGGTCTTACCCTTTAACTTCAAATTATATAACGCATAATCATCATCGAGGGTTGTTCTTTTATCAGCCATTACATCGGCAATGAATGCATCATCATTATCACAAACATGCCATTGTCTAGCCTTAACCAATTTCCAACCTTTTAGGCGTTTACCTGACTTACCTAAGTTAACAGCCACTTGCTTTACAGCTTCTAATGTACGAGTTAGTGTACCAATCTCAGTATAGATTGTCATAATTTCATCTTCACTGAGGGTTTCCAATGGTGCATCTAACCCTGCCATTTCAAACGTGCGTAGTATTCTAGCTCTACATATGGCAGCTGCATCACAATAAGTGCAATGGTTACCTGCCACGATAGGTGCGTCATTACGACGAGCTACGTCTACTATTTTAACAAACTTGCGTTGCCATTCAATCAAGTCATTGCGTGTAAACGTAAATCGTCTTATAACGCCGTCAATATGGTCAGCACGAGGTTGCACAATCATAGCTTCAACGGTATCAACTAAATCCCAGTATTGGAATGTATCAAACGTTGACACGCTATAATGAGCCAATTGAATGTTGTCAGTAACATCAACCACACCGTAGCCATATTTCAAATCTATGTTATACAGTTTACGTTTTGACGGTATGTAGATAATACAATCACCAGTACCAAACACATCACTAGCAACACTTAACATAGTAACCCGTTTTTCTACCATCAAAACGGCATCAGGGTTTTCTGCTAGTATTTTTCTTATCTCACCTACATACACGTTAACATAATCGGCCATAGCTTCTGTAACAACGTGTTTATTGAAAGTGCTACCGACACAACTTGAGGTTTCACAACCCAACTTTAACGCAAATTCACTTAACTCATGAGCGGCTGTACCCTCCTCAGCAGCCGGGTTACTTCTATTAGCCAACTCCGGGAACATACTTTTAAACAGTTTGTTCATCCGAATTTGACCCGGACACGCCTCAGTCATAGCCATGCCCGATGCACCAAAAATACTATGTTCCATAACTATCGCCTTTTATACGTTTATAGGTATGGGTTAGCGTTTTTAGCTGTTGTTGGTTTTTGGAAATGTGCTTCAAGTTGGTTCTGGTAACCCATTAACATTTCGTATAAACGCCAAGTGTCATGCTTGCTAACTAATGCAGGGTCGGTACAACCAAATTGACCTTGGGTGTAAATGTACTCAACGATTGTAGCTTGATCATTACCGTTTAACGCTAAACAAGCAGCTGTTGAACGTGCTATTAATTGTAGTGAAACATTCCAACCGACCACGGCTTTGTATAATGCCGGGAAATCATCTAGTGGTACTGTGGCAAACGTACCGTCAGTGGCTTTATGCTCTGTTAAAATCTCTGAGATACTTTGGAAATCAACACACATTTCATTAGTTAACTTAGCGATTTCTTGCAAAATTGATTCACGTAATTTTTCGTTTACGTGAGGGACATTTGCGCCAGGATTTTGACCCGGTAATGGGGCCATACCAGTTACACCCGGTAATGGAGCCATACCAGTTACACCCGGCATAGGTGCTGCACCAGTTACACCCGGCATAGGTGCTGCACCACTAGCTATGGTAGCCACGGTATTAATTACTGTACTGATAGCAGCTTGTTTTAACTTAGCTTCCGCTACAGCTGCGGCGTGAACATCGGCACCAATACCAACACCTTTTTTGTACATACCTTTGGTGGTGATAGATGGTTTCTTAGTATTAACAGCTGGTAAATGTGGTACGCCATTAATGTCAAGCTCAAGACCTGTTAACGCTTTACCCGCCGCTACTGTTTCGGCTGCGGATAATAGCCCACTGTCTAGGTCCGGCGTTAAAGTCGTATTCGCAACACCAACATTGTTCGTCGGAATATTTAAAGGTGCCTGTCCCATTGCAATCGGTGCAGAACCTACGCCCGTTACGATTTCCGACGGCGCTAACTGAATTACGTTTGGGCCATTTTCAAGTGATTGTGCAAAAGCAGTCATGGCTGTTGCGATTGATGTTGCGAGTAAAGCAAGTGCGTGATTCGATGACATTGTAAAACCCCTGTAGGTGTAATTAAGAAATAAAAGTTAATCTCGTTTGTCGAGGATTGATACCTTACATCATGTAATTTCAAATTTCAAATTACATTTTACAAAAAATTCAAATAGTGTATTATTCATGCTCAAATTACTGTTATAAGGGTGTTGTTATGATTCAATTGCGTCAACATCAAATTGAGGCCATAGCCCAAGCTGATGCACTGTACGCCTCGGGATTACGTAACGTTTGTTTAGTTTTACCAACGGGTGCGGGTAAAACTATTGTTAAAGCAGAGTACGCACGTAGAGGTCGTGACAGAGGTGAACCTTGTATTTTGTTTGCACACCGTGATGTGTTATTAGGTCAAATTAGTGACGCTCTATGTATTATGAAAATTCATCATAGTTTCATAGCTGCTAAAGGAACCGTTAACGATATAACCACCGACAACTTACAGAAACACGGTAACTCTTATTACAGTCCCACCAGCACTGTAATAGTGGCGTCGGTTGATACATTTTTTAGACGTGACGTTAGTCAGATTGCCCCTATCATTAAATGGTGGATGCTCGACGAAACTCATCACTTAACTTTAGATAGCAAGTGGCATAAGTGCGTATCACTATTACCTAATGCACGTGGTTTAGGGGTTACCGCTACACCAATACGAGGTGATAAAAAAGGCTTAGGTCGTGGTGAACCATGTAAGTGGGAAGAACGCGAGGTTATAGAAAATGGTGTTGGTGTAGGTTATGAAAGTGTACCTGTGTTGTTCACTAATGATGGAGTGTTTGACGGCATTGTTGTCGGTACTGATATGGGTACATTGATTGAACGTGGCATGTTAGCACCCTATAGAATATTTACACCACCAAAGTTGGTTGATACGTCCGGCATTAAAGTTACCGCTAGTGGTGATTACAATACTAAAGATTTGGCTAGGGAAACCGATAAGCAGCACATTACTGGTGATGTGATAAAACATTATCAAAGTATTGCTCATGGCAAACAAACTATATGTTTTACGGTAAATATCGAACACGGTAATCACGTTGCTGCTCAATTCAGGGCTGCGGGTATATTGGCCGTTAATCTATCGTCTAAGGACAGTTCAGCAGTACGTAAGCGCGAAATTGATAAATTCAAACGTGGTGAGACTCAGGTACTTATTAACTGTGACTTATTTGGTGAGGGTTTCGACGTACCAGCTGTTGAGTGCGTCATCATGTTACGGGAAACATTGTCATACTCATTATTCAAACAGCAATTTGGTCGCTGCTTACGTGTTATTGACGGCAAAGAGTTTGGTATATTGATTGATCACGTGGGTAATGTTGAATACCACATGTTACATCAAAACTTAGATTACCCTCATGATGACCCTGTATGGTCGCTTGAAAGACAACCTAAGGCTGCTAAAACAAAACCGGACCCTAAACCATCACGAGTATGCCCTAAGTGTTTTGCCTACTATAAACCAACGTCATCGGCACAACATGAATGCCCGGCGTGTAGTCATATCGAAACACCTGATGAGGAATTAAATAGCCTTATAATGTATCAGGAAAAACGGGGCCAACTTGTTGAAATGAACATCGACTTTGTTAATAACATTGTCATACAGCGTAAAAAGGTTGATGAGTCACCCGAGTCTATGAAAAATAGAATGCAATACGGTGGTGCGCCTCAGGTGGCTATAAACAGTGCCGTAAATAACCAACGTAAGCGACTTAACGCACAAGCTCAATTGAGGTCAGTTATTCAAAGTTGGTGTGAGGCTGCTTGTTTTAATGAACAGTTGAATCAGAAAGCCACCGCCAACGCTTTTGAGGTTACATTCGGTATTAATATCTATAAAGCTCAAGTGTTGTCTGAACGCGAGGCCACTGAGTTACGTTTAAAAATATCACAACATGAGGGTTATTAATTATGGACTTGACAGATGACGAACTCAGTATTATCGAACAGGGTTTATACGCCATAGAACAAACACCAGAGCATTTAGGTGAATTGGCAACACATGAGTTATTACTAGGATTAGACGTTGATGAACTTTATTATCACCTAACTAATTTTGAATTAATGTCTCGGTTTGAACAGGCACAGGAAATGGTTCACAACGACATTAACGACGGTATGAAATGGGGCAGTATTTATGAGTAAGACTTTCCCGGCAAAACTCATAGACGTGTGGCCATACGAAAATGATTACACTTGGGATATTGAGTGTTACCCAAATTTCTTCTCATTAGCTGCTATGCACAACGCCAGTGGTACTCGTTACTTTTTTGAAATCAGTCAATGGGCCGATGATACTCAAGTACTTAATGAGTGGTTATACTGGCTGATATTAAATAAAAGCAGAATGGTTGGTTTTAACAGCTTGTCTTATGATTACCCGTTATTACACTGGGTGTTCATGCAAATACCATATTGGGCCTTAACACCAACCCATGAAAAGTACGCCATGATTTACGAGCATTCTGCGGCATTCTTTACAATGAGTGATGATGAAAAACATGCTAATACAATATGGCCAAACCAACATATTACACCTCAGTTGGACATTGCATCAGTACATAACTTTTTAGGTAAAGTTAGCCTCAAAGTTATGGAAATTAACATGAGGTCTGACAATGTTCAGGAATTGCCAGTGCCGCCGGGTACATGGTTAACCGTAGAGCAACGTAACGTTATGATCCCTTACAATCATAAGGACGTTACCGAAACCGCTCAAATATTAAAATTCAGTCACGGCGATGTTAAGTTACGTGCAGATATGAGTCGTGAGTTTAATTTTGATTTCACCAATAACAGTGAACCTAAGTTGGGTGAAAACTATTTTAAGTTAAAACTTGATGAGGCTGGTGCCAACACTCGTGGTCGAACGTTCCGTGAACACATCATGGTTGACGAAATAATATTCCCGTACATCAGATTTAGAAACCCTGAGTTTAGTAAAACATTAGCGTTCTTGCGTTCTCAGGTTATTGAGGGGACCAAAGATGCCAACTATCCTAAACCAACTACGCTTGGTATGGATTGGTCATTTGGTAAAGGTGGTATGCACGCCTCAATTCTATCAACGATAATACGTGAGGATGATTATTTTGAAATCATTGATGTTGATGTAACGAGTTTCTACCCTAGTTTAGCCATGAAAAACCATTTATTCCCTGAGCATTTGGGTGAGGTGTTTTGTGAGATTTATAACCAAGTATTCGACATGCGTAAATTATACGTCAAGGGTACTATGGAAAACTTAGCGTTTAAGTTAGCCCTGAACGCCGTGTATGGTAAATCTAACAGTAAGTTTAGTTGCGTGTATGACCCAAAATTCACCATGACTATTACCATCAATGGCCAACTGTTATTGTGTATGTTGGGTGAGTGGTTGAGTAACATACCTGAGTTAACAATGATTCAGGCAAACACCGACGGCGTAACATTCAAAGTCCCCCGCAAATATCGTGAGTCTGTTATGAACGTTTGTCGTCAGTGGGAAACCTTAACCGGGTTGAACCTTGAGGCAGCTTATTACCAAGCGATGTATATTCGTGACGTCAACAGCTACATTGCGCAAACTGTACCTGATAAAAAGAACCCTACGCCCCGTGGTGGCCTTAAAACAATCGGGTGTTACCGTCATAGCAATTTAGCTTGGGATAAAGACCATAGCTCTGTGATTATCGCTAGGGCAGCAGAGGCGGCATTAGTTGATGGTATACCAACACGTGAAACCATCATGGCAGGTACTGACCCATATGATTTCATGATTAAAGCAAGGGTTAATAAAACTGAGCATTTGGTTATGAGGACTGAGGCGGGTGATCAGCAGTTGCAGAAAGTAACCCGGTATTACCCATCCATCAACGGTGGTGGGTTGGTTATCGTTAGACCACCAACACCTAAAATGATTGAAGCATGGTTAGTTGGTACACATTATAGACGTGACCGGGATGGTGATTACAAGGTAATTAAACCCGGTGGCACCAGACCATCAATGACTTACACAGAGATACCACGTGTAGGTGATGTACCACCAAATCGTGAGGAACGTGTTTGTGTTGGGTTCAATGTCACCGATTGCGCCATTGCCTCTGATTTCAATTGGGATAATGTGAACTATGAGTATTACATTAAAGAGGCTAACAAACGTGTTGACCCGCTAACAGTTTAAAGGGTACACTGTTGTAACAGTTATTTACGGGATATGATTTATGCCTACTAAACCAGTGTTAATGAGCGCTAACAATCATGATGGTTGGACGCTTGAAGATTTATTAAAACAAATACAATTAGAGTTGGATGAAAAAACCAAGCGGCTTGATGGTGATATGACTACACCAGCGTGTCGAGTTGCTAGTAATAATTACACCATGATGCGTAAGTTAGCTGAATGCGAAAAATTACAGTCACTTAATGTTGCTATATTGAATAGCATTGGACCCAATCCCGGGCCGTCAGGTACACCTAGAATTGGAGTTAAATAGTATGATTAAGCGCGGATTAAAGACAGCTCGTTTAGAGTTTACTGAGATTATAAATGAGGTACGTGAGGGTCGTGAGGTAAGTATTGTTGAAATTGGTAATGACAGAAAGTGCAAACACGGTTATATTGTTCGTAAGATGACAGCCGAAGAATTAGCAGCTGTACCGCCAAAGCAAGTCGTTTCAAAGATACCATTGCCAAAACCGGGTCAAATCCCGCTACCTTAGTTATGATAAATATAGCAGCCCTGATACACAATCCCTGTGTTGTATCAGGGTTTTTTTTACACTATTGATTTATACAAATAAACCGCCCGGTACATTAAATCAGCCACGTCACTCGGTACGTTACTTAATTGTAATAGCAGTTTAAAAATATCACTCATCACATCAACATCCCAATTGTTATCACACATGTAATCGTGAACAATAGCGGCTGTGATAAATCTAGGTTCAAATGGCGTACCTATCAAACTCCAAGCTATTTTAGGTATACTGGCACCATCAGTTAGGAACCCGGTTGGTATGATCACTGTCTCAGTATAATCACCCATAGCGTATTTTAATTCTAAATCACGACTTAGCGCATACTTACCGCTAAATGGCATTGCCACCAGTAGTGGGGTATCAACAAAAACGATACGAACGTTCATGATATTTTAGGCATAAATGTTTCAGTATCGGTCATGTAATCATTAATAGTCCCTTTACCTGCACTAGTGTTCCAATAACGTTTCCAATATCTAGCCCGAGCATCACGTTTGGTTGGTATTGACTCAGGTATTAACAACAATTTCATACGTGTTAAGCAGAATGCTAACAACGGGTCATAAGCTAAGTCGGCTAACACAACTGCACCTAACTCATAACCAAAGTGTTGTCTTAGCATAGCTCTGTGACGACCACGGCAACGTTCTTGCAAATCATCTAGTGCTATCTTGTCAAACTGAGTAGGACCAACACCAAGGCGTTCAGGGTGTTTATCCGGGTATGTGCAAAAGTCAGTTTCTACACAACATATCTCAAGCATCATTAGTTTAGTTTTAGTACCACCACCAAAAACGCTGACAACTTTCTTTACTATTGAAACCAACTCACTACCATCTTTTACACCGTACATATTATACCTCGATATCGTAATGGGTTAAATCAGGTGCTGTACCGATTACAACACCACCTTGCACGTAAAGCTTATCACCTACTGAACCTGAACCTAAAGCACGTACAGTAAGACCGCCACCAGTGGTAACAGTTACAGTACCGTCAGCATTTGAAGCACTGACGGTCATTATCATACGTGCAGGTAATAACTCTTGTTGTAATTGTTTAAGCATGTTTATTCCAAATGTCTAATTAGGACAATACTTTGATTGACGTCTAAACCACTATCGTTGCTCATCGAAGCAGTTATGTTAACACTATCCAAAGTCGCTTTAAAAACCTCAGTGCGATAAGTAACACCAACTAACATACCTTTGGTTAGTGGTGGCAAATCAGCCATGATAGGTAAGTTAATCGTGATCAACTCTTTATTACCTGTATCGGCTAATGCTACCGTACCAGCAACCCTAGCTGCCTGTGTGTCAACGATTAGCTGTTGAGCAATATCGGTAGTAGGGATATTGCCAGCGGTGCCAGTACGTTTTACCTTAGCACTAACGCCATGTTGCTCACCACGTAACCAAGCAACATCACACAGTTTGTTAATCTGAATTGAGCTAGTCCAATCTATGATAACAGCGTCGTGTATATTGGCATCAGGTGTGGTTGAGTCCATAACCCAAGGTGCAGTTGGCCATTGTGGTACGACCTTAATAACACTTGTAAACTCATCAACCACCGTCATACAACCGACTTGCTTAACGGCATCTGATATTGAATCAATAGGTGATTTACCAAATGTTGAGAATGCCCCGGCAGGTACGTTGAAATCAGTAATCCCGTCTAATTCAATAGACCATCCAGTATTGGCAATCATATCACCCAACATACCAGCGAATGAACGACTAACCGAGTTTGTGTAACTAATCGGTAATACCCAAGGTTCAGCTAGTGTGGCGGTTCTACTGCGGCAACCTGAACTATACGTGGCTGAACCGAAAAACTCACGTTTAACGGGTTGTTCAGCAATGGCATAAAAGTCATAACCGTTTATGCTGATTAGCAGTAATTCATTTTCGGCCTGTTTAGAATCAATCTTACTACTAAACTCAATATCAATTGATTTAGTGTGTTGGCCACGTCTATCAGAAATACTAACGCTATTAATGACGATAGGTAGGTTATCTGAAACACGTTTACACGTTAGTGTAGGTTCCATTAAGTATGCCCTTTGTACTTGTGGGTTAATTGGTATTTTAAAATCAATGTCTGGTAATACCGGGTTAGCGTCAATATAACCACCGCCGTTATCGTAATAACAATAGTTGTCTGATGGTGTGAATCGTAACGTAACTGGTGTCGTGCCGTTAATGTAATTACTAGTAAACCTAATGGTGATAACACCAACCTCAGGTGGTCTGTAATCAGTTGAGCAAATCCATCTAGGTGGCGTGTAACCCCATTTAAGAATGTTGTCACCATAAGGTGATTCAATGAACATGTACCGTAATGCGGTGTGTAACCCAACATAATGGTAATGTTCAAATGGTATTAAATTAACATAACTAACAGGTTTACCAAATTCCCAAGGTACATCACTATTTATTTCAATAAAAATACCGCTTGACCATTCAATATCATAAGAGGCATAAAATGACTTTGGTAAACTCCAAGATACACTCACATATTCAGTCACCATATAATATGTGAGCCAACTGAAATTAGCATACGTACTTGTTAAAGGCTTAACAGACCATATCAGTGACGCATCTTGATTTATCATAGGGTTGGTGACCCAAATTAAATTAACTTGTTCACCAACACTATTGCTAAAATTACCAATGGGTATCACAACCTCGGTTAAACCAACATCGAACCAATTTAAACCGTACTCGACACCTATAGAGTTACCAATAACTATAGGTGGTTCACCATCATCTATAAATCGTATAGTAATGGGTGATGTTAACGGCGTCCATTGTTTATCGAACCTAATGGAAATACCATTAAATTCGAATTTAATACTAATTGGTGATGTTACATTAACCCATTGTTGACTGAAGCGTAATTCATTCATATTTGTAAAGTAACCCAAGCTGGTTCTAAAGCTGTTGCATTAACTAATTCACACGACACCCCATCAACGACAGCACCATTATATTGTTTATCATTATCAATCATTAATATGGTCAGCAATTTTGTAGTTGAATATATAAGTGGTAATACTACAAACCCACTTTTAAACATCACGTTAATCACTATCGAGTCATCGCGATCAATTACTAGAATACGCTCAGCTAATGGATCAGCATCCACCTCTAATTTTGCCCTGAATATGTCACCAATATCACTTGGGTTAAATATGATTAAATTCATCATCACCATTCCTCACAATTTAACCATACAAAAGCTGATGTGGTCATACACCTCATTAATAAATGAGTTTTACCGTTTATCGAGTCAAATACTGGCCAGTTCTCAGATGAATATCGAGGACTCAGTTCGACTAATAAACCGTTTAAAAAACCACGTAGTGTTGGTGATACAGTTGAATTATAGAGGGCAACCCCATTTATATCTGTCGATGGGTCCGTTATGACTTTATTTTTCATCTGAATGTAAACAGGGAAATATAACCCACGTTTTATAGTAGACAAATCAGGAACGCTATTCCCAGCATTTGGAACGCTAGGAACCACTAGCCCATATTCATTATAAGTGTCCGAGTTATCTGCGTTATAAACTTTTAATGGTGAATAACCTGATTGTGTATTTGAACGGTCATACCAAGCTCTTTGCAAACAATAAGCCCAAGACGTCATATTTATAAGAGACTCATCACCGTTATTTACAGTGTTATTTATCGCAACAAATCGACCTACATCAAGTGGTAAAACTGAATTGAAGTCACCGACAAAAATTACAGCATCATTGCGCGTGTCATACCCTGAGACTGCATTAAGATTTGAGGTTATGAGATAAAAAGCACTTGATGTTGCTATAACCATCCAGTTATTAAATGTTGCGCTAAATGGATGAAAACCTGCTCTGTACCCCTTTTTAATAGGGGTATCTATATCGCTGTATGCAAATGCTGGATCAAAATACATCATGCCATTAACAGCATTACTATTATTCAGACCATATAATTTAACGCTGTTACCAGTGCCTTTTGTTGGGTCATTTGTAAATACAATTTGATCACGACCTGCATTTTCAAACGAAACGGTCCATCCTGCTGATTGCTTACTACCATACCCATCAACTAAACACTTTTTTAAAACATCTATAATTTCAGATGGTTTTCTATCGATCAATTGAGGCGCACCTACGTCATCCCAACGATATACTGTTACTGGTAATCCCATAATATAAAACCCCTGTTAAGATTCGTTACCACGTAGGGCAATTGTAGCCCTATCGGTTGTTATTTGACTATGACCTGCTTTTACGGTCCTTAGTAACATAGTTGGTTTACCAGTAGCTACAGTTTCAAATCTAATAGCCTCACCAGCAGACCAACCAGCACCAAAACTTTCGTTACGTATTATGAAATATGGCGCTAATGTCAATGGATTTATTGGTGCAAAGTCAGTAACCGTGTCACCCAACGCTATTTGACCAATACGTTTACCGACGCACCTAAACGCCGTTGTTGATGTGAATATTAACACCCAAGATTCATTTACAGCCGTGTCGTTTAACACTTCAATTGGGTAATCAACCACATTTAAACTAGCCGTAGTTGCCGTACCGTCTTGGTCCCAATTGTCAGACCAACTAGTCATATCTCTGACTGAACCAACTCTAGCTTGCAGGTCACCTAAGTTATACACACTAGCTACGTCACTGTTTAAAGGGTAACTCTGACTAAGGTCATTAGCAAGAATTAAAGTTGTGTCTGTTTTATCAACGACCAACGCTAGTTCACCTATCGTATCAGTTAATACAAATGGTGCTATAAACCCAGTAAAATCGCTATGTAACGTGACTATACCAGTATCCTTTACCACACTATAGTTCGTGTCAGTAATGGTCCACAATGACGCACCTGTGCTATCTGTAATATCAACAAACCTTGCGTTACTTCTAACAGTTAATGTTGCATCAGGTGTTGGTGAGTTTACAACCTGTACTTGTGTGTGTTGTATTGAAATGTTTTTCCATTGGGTAAATATGTCAACAACACCACCGTTTTTAATTCGTAGTGGGTCCAACCCGTATAATGCAGCTGGTGGTAATAACCGTGATATCTCAGAAATATCATATCGCAATGTACTAAGGTCAACAGTCTGGTTAAAATTTAACGAAACTTCTTTACCTACAATAGTACCCGTTATATCAGTACCTGTAATAACACCTGATCCATCACCTGATGCACTTAGCAACGTATCAACAGCTGTGCTAATAGTCATATAAAACGAGTCGAATATTGGCTCATCTTGTTCTAGGAAAAACGTAACTGTGTTATCTGATATTGCGGCAGCTTCAACCAAACAGGTATACGCAATTGTAAAATCACCACGAGCGTCAATAGCTTTTGAGTACACGCCTGTAATGTAGTTTATGGACGCCAAGTTATAACCTGATGAGTCCATTAACGAACCGTCGCTTTGTTCACTAAGAATAGCAGTACCGTAATTACCATCTACAAAAGTGGCTACAGCTTTCACAGTACCTTTTGCTATTTTGTTAGCGGCATTAAATGCATTACTATTATTATAAACAGAGTATCGTAACCCAGATACATAAGTTACGCCTATTAAACCGTCCGATCCTAGCACATTAGAACTACCGTAAACTACACTAGCGGTATTACCTGTAACACTGACTGTAGTTAGATGACTGTAATAACCAAATGATTTTATCTGTAACCCTAATTGAACTAAAAACGGGTCATCTAACATATCTGTAACGGTAAACAGGTATGTGCTTTGGTCTTTTACCGTGGGTTGTGAAATACTCTTTACCACTACTGATGATGGTAAATCATCATTATCACCACTATTGATCGTGTTACCTGAACTTCGGCTAACAGTCTCAACTGACGGTAACAACTCACCCGTTGTGGACGTAACTTTGATCTCATTAGTAGCAGTAGCCTCAGTTAATTTAGTAACACCATGATAAATCACATCGTCTGTTTCTGAGGTATATCGCAAGTGAGTACAACCTGACTCTGAGTTAATAGTGATATTACCATCTGGTGTGCCGTAAGGTAGAGGTGGTGAAAATTGAACATTATACCCACCAACTGATGTACCACTTATTGTTTTTAGGACTTGGCAATAATGCTCAAAGCGAGGCCATAACGCATTTTCGTTACCCTCATACTCAACTGATATTACAATAACCTGACCTTGGGTTAATGTGACGTTACTATAATACTCATTACCATTAAAACTGTACTTACTTTGTAAGTAAGATGCCGGGAAACTATCCTGACCTTTTAACATGCCAACCAAACCATCACGTATTAGTTGTCCAGCGCGTACACCTGATTCAATGATATCAACCATTTCAGGCATACGATCAGCATCTGTAAGCGATACCGACTCAGCCACTAGCATATTAACTAAAGGGTCTGTTGGTCGTTGGCTAATGAATACATGAGCGTCTAGTAAAATTGAGGTGTCGTTAGTGTCTAATGATGGGTAGACTTTAACTATATCAACAGCTGATTGTGAGTGGTCAACATCACTAATAGCTCTAAAAACTTCATTTAATTTACCAGATACCACCGGGTTTTTTGTACGCTGACCACCAGCATCATCACTGTTACCGATGAGTTCAGGTTTAAATATTTTTAAATTATCACGGGTGATATTCATATTAATCTCACACTGTTAAGAATCGCATAACGACATTTGTTAGGGTTAAATCCCCATCAGCAAGAGTATATAAGTCATCCCCTGCAATAGCAACGTCACCCGTGTTATCCCAAATAACTTGCATTACATCATCACCTAATGTAAGTGTAAAATCACCTAGTGTGTTTTCGTTATGGTCAGCTAATGCTGTAAAATCTGATCGACTCATCCAAGCGTCAAGCGTACCGACCTCAATAGAATGACCTGATGGTATTTTAACTTGCTGGACAATTAACGCACCGTTACTAGCGCGTTTAGTGCTACCCAACACCTTTTTAATACGGTTACGATTTAACCACACTAATTGCTGTGTTGAGGTAGGTGTTATTGTGTCAATTTGTTGCATATTAATTACCTACTCTTTTTTGTTTTTCAATCTCAATCATCAGCTGACTAAGTACGTCTTTACTGATTGACGTTGCAAATTGCTTACCATCTAACGCTAAGTTTAACGTAACGCTTTCGCCACCGCTAGATTGAGTCGGTGTGGTATTCGTTGCAGCTGATGTTGATTGTGTTGACGTGGTAGTCGTTGCAGCCGTTTTACTACCATACTCCGATTCATACTCTAAACCTTGCGCTTTCTTTAAATCAGATAAAGCTTTGCGTAGTTGATCCGTCAACGTTGAATCACCATAAGCACTTGCCCGGTCAATCAAAGATTGCATTTCATCAATTTCATTAGCAAACTGACGCTTGGTTATGGCAGCGGTGTTACCTAAGGCTAAATCTAAGCGGTCCTGAACATCATCTAACGTTGTGTCGATAGTTTCGGTAAGGTCTTGGAAATCGGCCTTAGCTTTGCTTAGTGCTTCTAATAATGGTGCCATTTGATTATCAGATAAAGCTTTAAAATAATAATCAGCACTTTTTGCCTTAGCTTCTAATTGTTCAAGGCTTAAACCACCTTTCTCAATCTCAGCGGTCCATTTACGTATGGCTATAGTTTCAGAAATTACAGCCTGTTCTTGTTTGAAAATTATGTTAGATGTTTTAGCAAGGTTAGCCCACCAACCAGTATTAACCCGGTTGTTATTGGCGATATCAACAGCTAGTTCCTTATAGCGTTGAGTCATTGTCGATAAGTTTTCATTGGTAAAATCGTAAGCTTTATTTAGGTTTTGAGCGTTAGCCAATTCTAAACTAGCGTAGCTTTTCGCCTTTTCTTGCTCATCGTTTAAATCACCTAGTAAATCTAACTTGCGCTCTAACTCATCGTTGTTATCTTCAAGTTCATCAGTGTTATTGTTTATAATACCGTTAAGCTGATTAAGCGTGTCTATGAGTTGTTGCGATTGAGCATCGTACTGAGCTTTGGTTAATAAACCAGCCTGAAACCGTTGAGTTAATATTTCCAAGTCGTTTGAGTATTCACGCTGCATGGCCACTAATTCAGGATACGTTGCATTTTCCAACTCTGAATTACGTGTGGCCTCAAGTTTTAAATCATTCAACTTGGCTTGTTCAGCTATTAACTTAGCCTTTAACGTTAGTTCCTCATCACCTACAAAATTACCTTTTTTAAGTTCAGCTGTTAACGCACGTACTTTGTTTTGTGAGTCGTAAATTTTAGCGTTAAGGTCTGATTGCTTTGCTGATAACTCACCAGTAGCTTTAGCAAACTCAATGGTGTTGGTACTAGCCTCAGCTAACTTTTCAGAAATCTCTTGTTTACCAATAGCAAACTCACGATCAGTTATTTTACCGAGGTTTTTTAGTTCCTCAAGTCGTAACATTTCCTCGTTGTAATCTGCTATTAAATTAGTCTGAACAGCTTGTACTATTGATGATTTTTCAACAGACGTGGTGTATTGGTCGAAAGCTGTTTTTAAACGGTTATTAACTTCGATTGCGCTTTCTTCGGTAATGATACCTTGATTACGTAATTCATTTACATTGGCTTGCTTAACCATCAACTCTGATAATAGCTCACCATATTTAGTAGATGACACGTTAACTTTTTCAGTAGCCAAAACCTGGTTACTTAGCTGCTCTAATTCCTTGTCCTTTTCTGCGGCACGTGTGGTATCAGCAGCAGCCAAATCAGCTTTAATTTTTAACTCAACTTCCATTTCACTATTGGCACGACCAATAGCGGCTGTTAATTGTCGATAAGTAGAGTCTAAACCTGCGGTATAACCCGTTTGGTTTATAATAGTTTCGATAGATGCTTTTGTTTTATCATCTAACGTAGCAATAGCGTCGCCATATTTTAATGTGATTTCCTGTAAACCCTGAAAAGCCAATGATGACTTACCATACAAGCGATCAGTTGAGGCAAACATATCATCAACGTCTTTCGATATTGACTCTTTGGCACCATTAATTGAGTTTTTAAATGAGTCTAGGAAATCAGTTGATATCTTTAATTTATCAAAGATAGCAAACTTGTTGTACAGTTCTAAAACACCGTGTGTTAGTTCTACAATACCTATGTACATGCCTTTAAACGCTACAGTGATGGTGTTAACACCAAGCGTCATAATTTCTATAGTCGATTTAATGAAACCAATACCCTCACCAAACTCACCAAAACCAGTGATAACGTCATTAAGCGCATTGGTAACATCGACAATACCATCAGCGAGTAGTGGTAAGTATTCCATCAGTGCTACAACATCACCGTTGGTGTCGTCAAGTACCTCACCTAACTTACGAACAAGGTCATTAGTCTCATCACTAAACGCCTCACCAATTTTACTTTTTAACTCGGTAAACTTGTTACCTAGTCTACCGATAGATGCATTTTGGTCAGCATAGGCTTTGATAGCCTCTTTAATGTGAGCGTCACCCTTAATGTACTCAGCGTTTGACAACTCTAAAGCTTTCTTTAAACGCTCTGTACCACCAGCCAATACGGTTAGTACACCCGTGGCCTCAGTACCGTCAATACCCATTTTACGTAGAGCATCAGACGCTATACCACCACTTTTAGAAATACCGTCAAGGCCCTCTAAAAATGCAACAATAACGGCCTCGGGCCTATCGCCAAGGTTTTTCTCAATTTCATCAGCAGTCATCCCGGTGATATCTGATAAACGTAATAAATCATCACCACCGACTAACGAGGCTTCTTTAATTGCACCAGATAATCGTTGTATGGCTGTTCGTGAACGTTCAGCAGGTTGACCAAGCTCTTTCAATGCTGTACCAAAACCAGCAGCTGCGGCAGAACTTAGGTTGATTTCACGTGTACCTGATACTATCTCTTTTGTCATATGAACAATGTCTTGTTCAGACACGGCAAAATCGTTACCCAACGCAACGACTGACGACGACAAATTATGAATAGCCGGGATACCCTCACCCGTCATAGTTAACACACGTGCTAATAGTTCTACAGCCTCAGAACCTGCAAGGTTAGTAGAATTACCTAAGGCATCGGCAGCTGATACTAATGACATAATATCGGCGGTTGATTTAGTACCCAACTGACCTGCAACCTGAGCGTAGTTTAAAAGCTCGTTAGTGGCTGTTGGTGTAACGTTAGTGGCCATATCTAGTAGTTGGTCAGCTAAACCTTCAACCTCAACACGGGCTATCCCCGTGGTCTTTTGGACCTTGGTAATAGCAGCCTCTAAATCACCATAACCTTTAACGCTCGTAACAATAGCATCAGTGGCTTTTTGAGCAGCAAGTAACACGGTGTACGCTTGGGCCAATCGTCGTGTTGCTGTAGTTAATAAGTCGGTACTCTTAGATGAGTTACCCTTAACCACTGAGTCGGCTTGAATAGCCTGACGGCTAGTTTTAACCTGACCCTCAGTTAACTTTAACTCACTACGTAATTTAGCCTCACCACGTATGTAAGCAGCACTTGATGTTGTACCCGCTTTCTTTTCAGCGTTTAACTGTTCTAAAGCCTTTTCATACTTAACGATTGCAGCGGCAACTCGTTGAGATTCGGCGGCTACTTGCGCTTCTTCTAAAGCTAATTTTTCTGCGGCAGCTGCGGCTTTAGCTTCTTCAATCGCTAATTTTTTCTGTACTGCTATTTGTTCCTTAACACTAGCTAATGATTGTTCCTCAGCAGCAACTTTGGTTTTTAAAGCTGCGGCCTGTTCTTTGTACTCAGTAGTAAGTGAACCAACCTTAGCTTTGGCGTCAACTATTTGTACGTTGAGTTCTTCTTGTTTAGTCTTGGTGTCTTTGACACTGGCACCATATGACCGTATTGACTTAGACAAAGTGGCATATTCGCGCTCTTGGTCCTTTAATACATTACGTAAATCAGTGAGGTCTTTCTTGGCTAGTTTTACACTGGCACGTTGCTCATCAGTAGCTGTTTTATTTTTACGAGTAGCCTTATCTAAGTTTTCATAACTTACTTCGGCGGTGGCCAATTCTTTACGTAATTCTTTGACACTAACCTTAACCTGCTCATATGAATCTATGGTATCACTTTTAACCTTTAATTTGGCTAAATCAGTCTCAGCTTTACGAGCGGCAGAACCTAAACCCTCTACGTCTTTAGCAGCCTGATTTAATTCATCTGATGATAAATTCTTGGCATTAATTACTAGTTCTACAATTTCACTATCAGTAGTGGCCATGTTGGTAAACTCCGGGCATAAAAAAAGGGCATGACCGAAATCATACCCTTAAAAGTAAATCTAGTATACTTACGCGACCATATCGATCTTAAAGTATTTAGAAATATCAGCAGCTGTAATGCTGTCATCGGCTAACACTTCAAAGGTCATCGGTAATGAACCAAAGTCCTCAGAAATTAACTCTAATGCCGTAGCTGGTGAAAACTTAACTTTATGACACTTAACAGTTGTAGGTTTACCATTGTCAGCATCATTGAAACCGTTAAAGAAGATTTCATATTCAATTGACGATTGCGTGATCGCTTCAATCGAAAATGTGTCTTGCGACGTATAATCAATTTTAATTGACACACCAACGTTAGTTGTATCAGCAACAGTGATGGTACTAGCTTCGGGGATATAAATACCACCATGCTCAATAACGTAATCAACGTTATTCACAAAAGTAGTGACACCATCTTGACTAGTAACAGTAATAGTCTCAGTACCCTTAGGGATGAACAACAAAGGCTCTAAAGCATCTTTGTACACCTTATGGGTTTCACCAACAATAGCAGCTGACGCGATTGTCTTAATCAACGAACGTAAAGCCAAAGCTAAAGTACGTGGTTGAAATGACAATGCGTTAACCGAGGCTGTAACATCAGTGATTGATGATTGTGAAGCAATGTTACCACCGCCGGGAGTGGTAAAGTTACGCTGTGTTTTTTTATCTTCATTGATTGCAAAGCTGAATGAATCAGCGTTACCGAAAGCATACATTTGAGGTGTTGTTGAATCAACAGCCTTTTCACGTATCCAAATTTTACCACCGCCAATGAAAGAGCGGTTACGAGTTAATGAACTCATGCTTTACCATCCTGTTTTTTGATGAAATTATGTAACTCCATCATTTTAGCATTACGGGGCGAAACTTCAATTGATTCACCTTTTTTGCCTACATAGTGTTTATCGTCAATCCACAAGTCATCATGGTCTAACACAACACTTACTAGCTCTTTTTTATCGGCCATAGTTAGACCTCCTTTACGATATAATAAACGCAATCTTCGGGTACAGCAATCCAACGCTCATCATCCGGGGCATCTGATACATCAGTACCAACACTACCGCTTTGCATAACAACAATATCACCAGCTTGAACCAACGGGTCACGACGCTCACCGTTACGATCAAAACTAAGTGTATTTGCTATCATAACTTCACCACGGATACTTTTCTCAACAGACTTTGAAGTCAGTACGATACCACCCTGAGATACAGCCTCATTTTCAATAAGACGTACAATCATAATATCGTTTAAAGGTATAATTCGTTTCATGATTAAAGTTCCCACTTTTCGTTAATATTAATAACTATGCTCATATCAAACATAGCGTAAGGGTCGTTGCCCTCAGGTAGCATAAAGTCAGTAGCTGTTATTGTCAATTTACGTTGTGTACCAATGGCGCTTTTTACGTCTTTCAATAACTCATCAAGTTTCTGATTAACTTCCTCAGGGGTGTTTGTAGTGACAGCACCTGTTACCTTTATAACACGGTCAACAGTGGCGTCTATTGAATCAGGGTTAAGTTTATAAGTATCAGACCCGTAATGCACACTAACAGCTGGGAATGTTTTACCATTAGTACCTTTAGCTAAGTCTTTAGCGTAGAACGTCAACCAACCCTCTAAGACGGTTACGTCACTATGATAACCACTAGCAAAGGTTATTAACCTTAGCTTATCCACTAACTTAGTTTTAACAGCGTCATATGATTCTATCATTTGTTTAACCTTTCAAATTGAGATAAAAATTCGGATACTAAAAACTCGTTTGAATATGGCTTAACATTTTCACTAACGGTGAGGAACAATTGGTTAATACTACGTGAGTGTAGTACTTCAATACCATTAGGCTTAGTACGAGCTTTAGCTATTATACGTTGTAGCTTACGACTCTTAGCCGGGGTGCGTCCAGTTTTAGCTATATTGGCTTGAAAGAAACCAACGGCGTCACGATTGCGTAAGGCTATACCTGATGAGTTGGAACCCTTTAACCCGGTGACCCTAAAGGCATTTTTTATTTCCCTGAAACCGTGACCCTTATCAACAGCAACCCTCATACCGTCTTTAGTCTTGATATTAGGATATCTGTTCAAATGAGTACCACGAGCGTTAGCTTGTATTTTAGCCCTAAGATTAGCAGGTGACGCCCTAGCCACTGTTTTAAGATGTTGTTTTATGTAAGTAGGGTTGAGGTTAACCTCATTAGTGATTAACTCAATAGACTTGCTTACAGTCACTGTGGCGGCTTTATTGATTGAAAGTGAGGCGGCTTTATTTACAGCAGTAGATTTACTTTTAATTTTTGAGGCAAGCTGATTCAATTGGTCGATGGTGTACGTAGCCATTATTAAACTTCCTGTACATCTACATACCATTTAGAAACGTTCTCAATAGTAACCTCACCTATACGCCATTTAGTACCAGCAGCGTCGGTTATGATGTCATATGGTGCTGGTGTATCCGTTAGGTCAGATTTTAATATCGAAGCCTCGTTACGATAACCAATCAAGTTACCAAAAGCATCATTGACTTTTTTATTACGATTAATGGTCACCATAATGTTAGGTGTGGTGACCTCATCAACTTTACGCCAATAAGTGAAAGAGTCACCAAGAATACTATTAATACTCTTGGCGGCTCTATCAAAAGCGGCTTTGGCAATTGATGCCATTAGACACTAACACCATTTAAACGCACGTGACACACTGTATCTCCACTGATATAAGCCTCTGTGAAAACACCAATCAAAGTGTTAGATGTAGCTACAGTGGTGATTGCAGAACCATCAGCAAGTAAATAAGCTTTAGCAAACTGTGCCGGAGTATCAGCAGCTGTTTTATCAAAAGCCCAAACACCATCAGTGTGGCCCTCACACTCTTGGCCCTCAATAGCTGTTACATCAGCAACAAGGATTAGTGAACCGACTTTATACGGTCTGCCATTTACCACACCACCGCTAGGTGCTGTGAACGTAACTGTTTTACCTCGTTGAACGAAACCTTTAGCCATGATATGACCCTCTCTCTCTATAATGAAAATTCCCCCGGCGTTAACCGAGGGTATTAATTAAGCAGTACCGATAGCTTTAGCAGCACCACGATGTTCAACAAGACCAGCACCAAAATCTTTTCTTACCAAGATTTCTAAACCGTCTACGTCAGTAGATGTGTTAACTTCGGTCATCATACCTTCGTCACCAGCTAAATAAGCGTATTCAAACGAATTTAACATTGTTGTAAAGGCGTACCATGATGTATCAGAAATCACAGATAAACGAGGTTCGATTAAGAAACCATATTTACCTTGGAAACTGTTGATGTTAGCATTCTGGTTAGCAACAAGTGAGTTGATAAGCAAATCTTCCGCAGTGGTTTCAAGCTCATCAGGAACCACAAGGGTATTCCACATAATGTTCATGAAATTACCATCTAGGGTTTTCATCTTACGACCTAACTTACGCATGTTGCTAATTGACGTTTTGCTCATAGCAGACGCAGCACCAGTTAATAGGTTGTTGTGTGACGCATCAAACAAGTGCTTACCGTCACTCATCTTATGATTGGCAGCTTTGTTTAAACGGAAATTCCAGTTTAGTAACAGTCCCCAAACAACATCAGATTCTAAACGTGAACCAGACATACCAAACATACGTGGCACAGTTGAAAGCGCACTCATATCATCGTTAATCAACATTTTACGTGAGAAACCGATTTTACGAGCAAACGTTTCGATTTGGTAAGCTTCTTTTGACTCACCGATAGTACCAGATTGATATTCACCGTTCTCACCGAGCGGTAATAAATCAGGCGCATCACCTAATGAGTAAGCATTTTTAGCGCGGAAGTCATTGACGGTAGTACGTAAACCTAACGATTCAAAAGTACGCGGTGTTTCGGTGTAACCTGCTTGCATAGTCTTATTCATGATATTTTCAAGAATAAGTGGGAAATCTGAGGTTGATTGAAATGCGCGTGTAGCTTGACGCATACTAGATAAACCTAGCGAATTTTCACCTTGACGACTGTTTAGATGATTTGCGATATCAATCATTTTTCCAGTAGCGAAAGCGCGTGATGCTTCGGTATGTTGACCAATACCAGCACGAACTAGTAACGCTGTTTCAATAGCAGCAAGTTCACCCACCTTATGGTCAGCACGTTCACCGTGTAACATAACCTTTGGTGCACTAGCAGCAGAGCGAACACCTAATTCAGCTAATACATCTAGGTTGAATTGGGTAGGTTCTACGCCACGTGTGTAAGCGTCTAACGCGAAATCAACAGGCAAACCAGCGTTAGCAGCTGCGGTACGCATTAAACCAAGGTGTGCGCGAGTATCAACAGCAGGTAATACAACCGCAGGTGTTGGTACTGGTGCTGAACGGTTTGCTTCAACAGCAGGTGCAGCAGGTGCAGCAGGTACAGCAGGTACAGCAGGTACAGCAGGTACATCGCCACCTAATTGATTACCATCGCCATTATCAGGCGTGTGGTATTTTAAATGTTGATTTCTAAATTTCATGGTATCGTCCCCGATAATGTTAACGTCATGTAAAAGTGATTTGTCCGATGGTTTCTCAGAACGAACACCGTTATTTGTTTCAAATGAAACAGGTACTATTGATAGTTCTGTTGGTTCCCAATCAATAGCGCGGTATGTATCAAGACCGTTACCATCAGGGTTTACCGTAGCTTCAAATGTATACACATTGTAACCTAAACTAAAGTGACGTAAAACTTTATCTTTAACTTTAGTAAAAATTACATCTGATTCAGCGTCTGTTGCAAAACGTACTGTACCAATCAATTCGTTGTTTTCGATACGCCACGCCTCGGTAATACCAAAGACGTTTTTAATATCGTAAGCTCTGTGGTCGCCAATTACTGACAAACCTTTGTCCAAACGTTCAGAGCGTATAGCTTCCGGGGTGATTACTAGTTCTTCTAAATAATAACCAATATCCCAATCAAAACGTTTACCTGATTGGCCTGTGGTAAACACGACCTCAACGGTACGTTCATCCGTATTTAATGTGTCAGGTCGTACTGACACATTGGCACGTTGGGTAGTCATAGACGCCACGGCCTTACGTATTTGTGACTTAGGCATAATATGTCCTATTGTTAAACTCATGTATTAATATCAAATAGGCGACATAATCGCAAGTATTTTAATAATACCATTTGGGTATGTACAAAAAATAAGCATCTGCTATAACTATAATAGCACTTACAAGCCGTAAGTGTACATCATGGGGGTTTTATTATGGACGGTTCAGTAAATGCAAGTGAGTTAGCCACATTGTCTCTAATTGGTCGAGGTGGTATTGGTGTTGGTGCAGGTAACCAAGGTTATGGTTATGGTTATGGTGGTCAATTTGCCGATGTATCTAGCAATGCTGTACGTGTTGAGGCTGGCAATCGTCAGACATCAGCAAGTATTGAAAACTTGTTAGATCAAAATCAATTTGCAGCTGCAAACAAAAATGTGGTAGATGGACATAACCGAATTATCGACACATTAACAAGCCACGATCAGCGTCAGTCTGATATGACTGTTAACGCGGAGTTCCGCACCTCTGACCGATTACGTGATATTGAGCGAGAATTGGCAGCTAACGCTCGTGAAGCTGCGAAGTGCTGTTGTGATGCTCAACTATTAGCTGTTCAAAATCAGGCTAAAACCGATTCTGGTTTAGCTCAGATTTTAGCTAATCAAGCGTGTGATACTCGTGTGCAAGATGCAGTAGCTAACGCACAACAAAACGCAAAGCTTGACGCGATTTTGGCTAGCAATTGCCGCAGTAATGGTAACGGTAATGGTAACGGTCAAGGTTGATCTGTTATCGGGGAATCCGAAGTGCCTGAAAATGAACCTAATGCTACTCCAAGCAAAGGGAATAAGCAGAAAGGTTTCTTGAATTTTTGGTGATTAAAAGGGGAGGGTTAAACTTCCCCTTTTTATAGGGGGTTTACATGTTAAACATAAGCAGCATTTTAAAGTTTGTATTGAATGAATTAAAAACCGATACAGGCCGAATTGTAAAAATTGACGAACAACATTTTTTAGACACGGCAACTGGTGTTGAATATCACCTATATGACGATGTTTTTAAGATGACTCACGATGATGTTGAGGTAGCGAAAACGGATTGTTTCACGCATGATGAGCAAGCTATTGTGTGGGAGATGAAGAAGCTAATAACTGACCCAGAAATTGCGGCGCAACGTAAGTCTGAATATCCAAAGCTGATTAAAAGTAAGCGCGAGGGTTTTTCTAAACTATATGAAAACCCTATGCCAACAGTTAACACAAACCCTATGGTTGAGGTTGACGCTACTGAGTACGTTGGTTAACTTGGGAAATTAACGCACCTATTTAATGGTGCGTTAACCTAATCTTTAATCTGAGTAACCAATCATATCGCTAACTTCATCCGTGAAATTAATAATCTGTTCAGTACCCTCAACACCCACAAATTTAACTAATAATCCGATTAACACCATAAACACAAACAAAACTACGGCTCGTTTAGGCGCAAACTTACCGTCAGAAAATAACGTTTGTCTAAGGTTTGGTATCAGTGGTATTAGCAGTTTTCCCACGTTCAGTATTGACTTTAGGTTCATGATATACGCTCTCAATTTGTTCATATAAAAGGTTGATAACTGGTAGGAACATTACAGCTAAACCAACAAGCTTATACCAGTTGTTAGACCACCATGCCAATTCCTTGTCACTTTGACGCTTGGCACCGTAGTTCTGGTGGTTATAAACCTCAAGTACTCCAATTCTTTTTTTTATGTCTAAAATTGAGGTTTTGAAATCTGAGTTATGCACTATCTGAATATCAACTTGATTTTGTAATTCATGACGAAATGACAATTGTGTTTTAACAGACTCATCAACTGATTTACTTAATGTGATATTACTTTGTATCAACTCATCCATAGCTTTGTTCATGTAATCATGTTGTAAATCACGAACCTCGTTACGAGTAGCAAGTTTTTGTAAACAAACCTCTATTGACGCTAGCTGTTGCGAGTCCATTAAACATCCCCATTAGCATCTGGTTTTTTAGTAGAATCAGCCTTATTTGAACTAGCAGCGTCATCAACATTTAATTGGTTACCAGCTATACTAAATAAACTTGGGTCAATGTCAAATGGTAAGCCACCAAATGTGATTTTATCCAACTTCCATTGACTTACAACATCACCAAGGTTAGTACCATACATTTTATTAAGTTTAGACGGTGATATAATACCTGCTCGTGTTTTCTTAATATTAACTTCAAGTTCTTCACCCGGCTGCACCACACCACGTGGCGGGAATGTCCATTCAACTGTCATTTTAGAATTACTATTGGTGCTTAACCCATAAACCAGATTAAACCAATCAAACACTGTATTTAACGCAGGTAACATCATTAAATCTTGAGCAAAATCTAACACTTGGAAAAATTCAATCTTACTCATGCGACCTGATGCAAAGTTAAGCTTACTATAATCACCCGTCATCTGGCTAGATGCTAACCCGGCACCAATGGCTATATCATCTTTTAAGTTCGTGGTGAACAGGCCGTTATCTGTACCCGATGGTGGTGTAACTGTGTGGACCTTAGTTCCCTCAGGTACATACTCAATCATACCCGGTTCAATTGAATCAATAGGTGTGCCACTAGATTTATCGGTGCTTAAACCCATTGTGGTAGATGCACTTTCAATGATCACAGCCATACACGCTAAAATTTGCTGTTGCATTAATTTAGCATCTTTAAGGGTTGCGTAATCATTCAATGCTGTAGCTGATTGAGCTAACCAACTAATACCCAAATGTTGTCCGGCACGTTCCTTACGGAATATGTGGATAATCTCAGTACCACGCGCATGGAATTTTGAATTAGCGTTGGTAACCATCCCATCTGGTGAATGCTCGTAAATCCAATAACCTGATATTTGACCAACATTATCGAATTGAACGCCGTCAACAACTTCCTCAACACCCTTTGACATTTGATTGTTTTTAGTCTTATCCAACATGCCTTGTTCAATCGTTTGAAGCTGTAATGGTATTTTTAATTTGTTATTAACATGACGTCTAATAAACACACCACCAGACTCAACAACGGTAGCAGCCCACAACCACTGTAACCCATAGAAGTTATAATGGCCCTCAAAATCACAGTTAGTCGATTTAGCCCAATTTGTGAAATCATCGTTAGCCTTTTTACGTGACTTTTTAGCGCCTGTGGCTAGTTCAGCACGAATACCATTACCAACTATGTTAGCGGCCCAAATCATCTTAATACGATGAGCTAATGGGTTATTACGGCATAACTCTTGACCAGTGGCAGCAAGTTTGTCAGCAGCTTTACTAACTTCTTGAGCGGCACTAGTTTTAGGACGCCACCACCCTGAGTTACGACGACCGTCACTAGCGGCGTCATAACTACGCTGCACCATCGATTGAGCATATCTAGCTTGCGTTCTACTCAAACCTTTTTGTGGGCTGATAAAGTTAATAATTGCGTCTAATGGGTTCATCGTGTGTAACCTCTGCTAACTGATACCAATCGTGTGCCTGACGGCTTACCACCAGCATTAGCGGCTGCAATTTCAGCAGTAATATCACTGATAGCGAGTCTCATTTCACGCATTGAGTTGTATTCAAGCCAATCGTCACCGTTACGCACTTTCAATACGCCTGACGCATATGCAGCTTTTAAAGCGGCCAATTGTTCTAGTGTAAATGTCATTTTCTTTTAATCCATTTTCCTTTACGAACACCACGTGCAGGTCGTTCATTGTAGTCGTTAGTATCGTGGTTTGGTTCAGTTGAGTCAATTTTTTGTTGTACCGGGCAATAAACTAACTCGCGGTCTATCCAATCATTTTCTGTCATGCGGTCAATCTGTAACATAGCAGCACCAGCACGTGAGTAAACCCGGCAATCTAAGAAATGGTTATCTTTACGGGTCTTATCCCACACGTACTGAACAAATCCCCTTTTATTTTCAACTCTTAAATATTGCTCTGCGGTTATTTGTTTAAAATATTCCTCATCGTACTCAGGGAAATGGCAATAACCTGACGGGTATAACTTACCCTCTTTTAGTTTTTCATCAGTAGGTTTCTCTAAATTCAACCAAGAGTATATTTGCTCTTTGGTGACTGACGAACCAACTTTCCATAGCATTAGGCCGCGACTATGGCGAACACCATTTATATTAACGTCAACAGGTGTCGGTGTACCTAGTATGGTTTTCAAGTTACCCTCTTTTTCACCCTTGACGGCAACTAGCTTTTCACCAACGTATTCACGCACAATAGCATAACAACGTTGAGTTCTATAACCCGAGTCTAAACAGGTCCTTTCTGTTGGTATATTAACACCAGTGTGTGATTTCCACATCCTATCTACAATTGCGTAAATCTGTTCTTTCATTTCATCCGATTCGATATCACCCGCAATATACCCTTTATCTAAGGACCAATTTTCTTTACGACGACCCCACCCAGTGTACTCGAAGAAGATACCTAATTTTTGTACGTCAATACCACACGTTATCATCAGAACACCCTCAGGGACCCTATCAACGCTGTAATGTTCACGACGGTCATACAATCTCTGCCAATCTGGTTGGTCGCCTATCTCTTTCCAAGTTTGGGCCATACGTGTGTTATAGAATGCTTTCAATAACTGTGAATTACCTAAAGCATCCATAAATTCTTTAGCTAACGTGATCACCGGGGTAAACGGACTTGCTAAAGAAGTCACCTTATAACCATGATGCCATGTTACTTTAGGTTTCTTTATGTGCCAAAAACCGTTACGAATTGACCATAATCGGTCCCCCTCGGTCCATACGGTGCCACAACCGCCGTTATCGCTGTCACAGAGTATATGAGACTGCTCATGCATCATTTCACCCGTATCAGGGTCGTGAGGAATTACAACATCTAACCACGTAAGCTCTTTGGCAAATCCGCAATGTTTACATGGTTGATGGTACACACCTTGGTTTGATTTTAAGTATTCCTGTTCAATACGGGATTTACCTTGCACCGTCGGTGAACATGCCGTGATTTTCTTAGCACGTTTACCATATGTGGTAGCACGACCCCAAGCAACGGCCATAGGGTCACCCTCACCCCCTGAACCTCCGTCACCTGCACCAGTGTTGGCCGGGTACTTATCACACTCATCGAACATCATAACGCGACACGCCCTCATAGCGAGGTCATCGGGGTTACGTGCAGACACTACTGATAGTTGACCACCCGGGAATTGCTTTTGTAATATGGTATTACCCTCACCACGTCGGTTGTCAGCAAAAATATCGCGTACCACCGGGGTGGCTTTACAGGATTTTACAAAACGTTCTTTGGACCACGCCTCACCTAATTCTTTTTTAGGTGCGACGTACATTAACGGCGATGGTTCCTGATGTACAAAATACAAGGCAATATTAATCATCAACTCAGTTTTCATTAACTGAATGCATGACATAATTGTAATTTCTTGCACATGTGGGTCTGACGCAGATAGCATTGGTTGTCTAGCAGGTTCAACCCGGTCTGTTTTCCATCGTCCGGGTTCAGCACTGTTATCGGGTAGGTATCGGTATTTATCGGCCCACTCAACCAAATTTAGTTTTGGTGGTGGTTTTAATGAGGTTATAAACGCAGTAGAGATTAGTGCCGCAATCCTAGATTTGGCACCATCACTAGTGGTAAGTATATTAACATGTTTAATCATGTTAGTTTACTGACTTTTTAACTAAACCCTCAAGCTCACATAATCGTGTATATTTACCAGCGACTACATTTAAGGTGGTATTAGAGGCATCAAAGTTACTCATATCCATGCCCGAGTTTTTTATTAAATCACGACTCCAACCATTAACGTAATATCGGCGTAACGATTTAATTTTATGTTCACCACGAATACTAGTCATAGATAATAGAATATCTATTTTTTCAAGACTTTCACAACCTTGAATCAAGTAACTCATTTCACGTTTAGCCATTATAAGAATCCCTGCACTCGTGTTCGTATTTAGATAAATGTTCTAATAGGTCGCTGATTTCAACGTCCAGCTTTTCGCTAATAGTATCCTCATCTTGGTGTGATAGTAAACCACTAATACGCGAGGGCATTGAAACCAACCCGGCTCTGACGTTAATTAAAGCACTTTGAAACTCTGCCATTAAATCATCAATGACCACTAGCTGCTCACGTGACACGGCTAATTCTAATTCAGCTTTCAAAGCTAAAGCCACCTCACGACGACGTTTAGCCTCGGTAGCTGTCATTTCAGCCTCAGCACCTGATTTCAATTTATCCTGATGCCAACGGAACACATCGGCTAATACATAACGATTACGATAGGAAGTACCACCGTCAACAAATGGCATACCAGCATCAACCCATTGTTTGATATCCGCGATGGTTACACCTAACGCTTTAGCGGCGGCGGTTTGGTTTAGCTGATCTGCGCTCATGTTCATTAGCCTGTTTTAATAATTCTCTTTGGCGTAAAAACAACTCGTGATTGTCAATACAGTTTGGTGGGTACTGGTCGTTAACGTCCCACGTTTTACCACAATGGGCGCAATACATTTGGTCGTTATATTGCCTCGCTTTTTTGTGTGTCGTCATTATCATCACCTATAAAAATATGACCTAAACCACATTGATACCAATAATTAACCCGGTGGTTATTTTTACCAGCTTTCCACAATACAAACTCAAGTTGACCTTTATTTAAGTTAACCCGACCTCTAACCTTACGACCATATGGTAAGTGAACCCAACCATATTGATATAATTTATTATGACAATACCGCTTATAACGCCTTATTAGTTTAGCAATCATTATAATCACCATTACAATAAACAGGGTTTGAATCTGGCTCGTAAACCTCATCGCCCAATTCTACAAACTCACAATGTAATACATTTTTAAAACCATCGCCAATCATACTACCACCACAAGTTTTACAGCACGTACTGTGATCAGTGGGGTACATTAACGCCAAATCTACCCGTGACGATTCTATATCACGGATTATTGCATCAGTGGTCATAATATCAAATCTATTAGGTTTATTACGAATAGTCATATCTGGCGCAAAATCATTATTGATTAAATCTCTACGACTAACTGCAAAATCATAAACACCAAAATTCTCAATATCAACTATCAAGGATACATTATCAGAATTTTGGTAAGCCTCTAACTGTACATTACGTACTGCATTAACCCACGGGTCACTTATAAAAGCGCGTTGTATGTCTACCACTTGGTCTAATGTCATCGAGGTATCACGTTGTGAATCAACAGTGGTTTCATTAATACCCATTATGCCATGCATAGCTTGTACGTTAGCAGAGTGAAAATGTTGTTGAATCATATCCTCAATAGCAGAGTCTTTACCAACACGGCTTGGGATTGCTGTTAATGTAACGTCATTAGCTCGACCACCACCAAAACTCATATTACGGGCCACTCTACCGAACAAACGCATATCAGCACTAGCGCGTTTAGCAGAAACACTAGCCATATTAATTGCTCGCAACCATCGTGTGGCACCGTCTGAATCTGGTTTTTGCCAAGCACCATTATCATAACGTTTAATAGCATTTGCGTAACGCTTACCACGTGGTCTAGTAAAATCTGACGTACCGCGATTTTTAACATCCCACTGTTCAAACGGTAATAAGTTAGTGTTCAAACGGTAACAACGACCTAATTGCTGATATAATATATTGTTCATGATTGCGATTCCTTATGGTTGTAACGGTAATGGTAGGTTAGTTGTGTCTAAGGTCCATTCCATCTTAGCTTTACCGATAGGGGTTATGTGTTCAATCATTGCTGTGAAACAACCACTTTGGTAAAATGACACAACATGAAATCCATCTACACTAGTACACTTAACCAAATGGCCATTAGGGTATACGTCATGTGGCCCGTGTCCTGTACCACCGCCGCTAAACGAGGTTGATGTTACAATGTAACGACCAGCCAAGTATTCAAAATCACCACCTATGGTCACATCAGTTTTAACTAAACTGAAATCACCTTTACAGTTTTTATAAGCAAAATGCTTAGGTATGTTGGCGTATACTCTGTGACCGTTACCTAGTGCGATAACATCACCCTCAATCAATTTAGCTGTCATAATAAAACCCTCTACTGTTGTAACTCTCTAAGATAACCCAATATATACCATTAATTTAACTGTTACAACTGTTAGAACCTTTATTTTTTTATTTTTTTTCTGAGTTTACGCTTGGCGCGAGTCTGCGTCCCCTCGCCACACTGATAAGCGCGGGAGTACCTTAACCCGGGTGCACCCGCCATACGTGCGACACAAGCAAACGTCAGCGCCATAGCACTGTTATAACTGTCACTGTTATACCTGTATAAAGGTTTATTATTATATGCGCTTAAAAGCGCTTACGTTTGTTATTAGCTCTTTGATTCAATAGCTGTTTTAATTACCTGATGATGTGTCATATGCTGATGATGTGATGATGTGTCATATGCTGATGATGTGATGATGTGTCATATGCTGACTACCTGATGATGTGATGATGTGTCATATGCTGACTACCTGATGATGTGATGATGTGTCATATGCTGATGATGTGATGATGTGTCATATGCTGATGATGTGATGATGTGTCATATGCTGACTACCTGATGATGATGTGATGATGTGCTGATGTGACTACCTGATGATGTGTCATATGCTGACTACCTGATGATATGCTGACTACCTGATGATGTGCTGACTACCTAATGATGTGATGATGTGATGATGTGTCATATGCTGATGATGTGTCATATGCTGATGATGTGTCATATGCTGATGATGTGATGATGTGTCATATGCTGATGATGTGTCATATGCTGATGATGTGATGATGTGTCATATGCTGATGATGTGATGATGTGTCATATGCTGATGATGTGATGATGTAAAAAAAAAAGGCCATTAAGTTAATAATGGCCCTCTATGGTGTTGGTGTTGTCAGTCACTTAATAAAGCGTGAACCGATGATAACCACGATAGCTAACGTTAGCGCATTGGGTGCAAGGCATAGCGCGATTAATGCAATAATAAACCCCATGTTAAGCACCAATCTTAGTTAATTGTATTATTTGATTTAGCTTAAATTTAAGCTGTTTAACGTGGTCGGTTGTCGATGTAAATTCCTCACAAGCTAATGCAATAATAAATTCGACATTAGGCATTTCACACATAAAATAATCATCTACTACCACGCGATTAAACAGTTCATTAATATCATTTGAATTAGTTAAATTAACCATTGTCTTAAGCCTCTTTTATTAAATCAGATACAAAACCATAACCAATCGGGGTTAATAATATTGGGTGACATAACACTAATTTTTCACGGCCCATGTTTATATACAATTCATAACCGAAATTTGTAATATTGCCATATACACGACGACGACGATTATCAAGGCAATCGATCATCATAGGCGTTTTAACTTTACGACCAGTTTTAAACCCCGGACCATAAGGTTTACCGAATGAAGTTGATAACCCGTTATTACAACAAACACGCAACACGCCACGAATAGCAATCAATTTACCTTTAGAGATTGATTTCATAATATTAGTATCCTATCGGTAATGTTAATAGTGAATAAGTCGTACCCGCTTCACTTTTAATAAACGTTGGTGTTAAATCTAAATCATCATATTCAATCACACCAATAGCTTTTATTAATTCAAGCTGTCGCGCTATTCTAACCATAATTTCACTAGCGCTCGACTTACTCAAATAATAACGATGTGACCCGGTGCCGCTTGCAATTGAATATATCACGCGACTATGTTTATTAAATTTTGAAACTGTTATTTCATTAGTTAAATTAACCATGATGTTAAGCCTCGCTTAAAAATGGCTGACTAGGTGAACAATCGTAAAACAGTCTGATTTCATCACCACTGCCAGAAAATAAAAAATTGCAGTTTTCATCGAATACAAAACGCCAAGCACCGCTTTTAATCCAAATGTGATTTAAATTGCTTGCACGTTTAGCAGGTGACAACGGTTGTGCAAGTGGATTAGGATAATAAGCTTTCATCGGCTTTGGTAGCGTGTTGAAAATGTTTAATGATTTCATTAGTAGTCACCTCTGATGATTTTATCTGATATTTCAAAGGCTACCTGAGTGCTGATTAAACATCTAAAACGACTTACTATTCGCGCTCTGTCACTGCGTGATAACTTTTTAATATCTGACATAGCTTGTGATATATTGCCATTTTCATAACTTGATACAATGCTGTCCAAATAATTAACTGTTTTCATGATTATGTGTCCTTATTTACAAGAATTAAAAGAGTCAATAGGATTGGTTATTGATAACTCATAATCGGATATCATTTTTCGAGCAATAGCTTTACCTACACAAGTATGAATTGATTGGCTGTTACCTTCACCCGCTTCTTTAATTAAAGTCATATTTATAGGTGTGTAATCCCATGTCCAACTACCTGCGCTACCTCTGTCATGTTTACATAAATCATTTAGATGCTTACATTTAGATGATATCAATTTAGATATCGGAAATTTTGATTTAATAAATGCAAAACTTGAGTCAGTAGCAAATTGTAAATAATATTCGTTAAATAACTCAGTGCTATTTGCCATGTATTGAGCACGTGTGATTAATGTTTTCATAATTATTGACCTTTAAAGTTATTTAAATCGATTGTTTCAGGAATGCTAGTGCAAATACCAGTAAAACAATTTAACCATAAATCTAATTTACCAGCTTTAAAGTCTTCACTATATTTAGTGTAAACATCACGTAAACCGCCGCATTTTCTAGTCATAGTTTGAACATCGATACGCCCTATTTCATCGCACGAATTTAATTCGATGTCGTCATTCTTAACGTTGAAACGTTTAGATATCAAATCAACTAACTTAGGTATTGATTCTGCTTTTAACACGATAGGATTATCGAGAAAATTAGTTATTGAGTCACCATGACAGCCTAGTTCAAAGCTATCTAATTCACTAAACACAATATTAAACTTTATTTGGTATTTCATAATTATTGACCTTTAAAGTAAGCTAAGAAAGTTAACGCAAGGCTACAAGGCAATGCAAGTAATAAACTGTTTAATACTAGCGATTCTGATTTTAATCCGAATCCATAAGCAGCAGCCATGCATGAAAACAAACAAATACAAAACAAAACGAATTTTAGAAAACTTAACATGATTAACACCCCGTGGCCGTTAAATAAGCGGCGGTAATATCATTACCTTTAGAATCACGTAAAACCATTACACCGTGGCGTATGCGAACGGCTAACACTGGTTTACCGCTTTTCCCGGTAACGTGGTCAACGTCGAAAGCATTATAAAACACGTTATTAATAGCTTGTGACATTTTACGTTTAAATGCTTCACTTTTAAGCAATGCTTTAATGGCTTGAATATTCATGATTAACACCCCGCTTTATAATTGTGATTAGTAATATATAAATCTTTGTTTTTATTAGGTTGGATAATAAAACCAACCTCTAACCCACGTTGCACGATTTCGTCAGCGTTTAATTCGAAATTAAACGACATTACTTGTTGATTGAATAATTCTTGTTTTGTGATTAACTTATAATCAGCAGTTTCGACGGTAAACAAACTATGAGCAGCGTCCCGAATTGTAAAAACCCGGTTTGATTTGGAGTATTTAACATCAATACAGCGCCCACAATTACTATATTCCTTTACGATATGACGACGGAATAAGCACAACACCATGTCCCAATTTTGACAAGCTTTTAAAGTGCCATTAATAACACCCGTTAAAAAATTAACGTTTTCATCTTTTTGTTCTGCGATGATTTCAGCATAGATAGTTAATTCTTTAGCAAATGCAATTATCGCCTGCTTTGTTTCTACCTGATGCCAATCGGCACCCGGTTCAGTCATAGCACTAATATAGCTAGTACGCTCGCAGTTAAAATCATTTGTTAGAAAATCAGCAACAACTCTTTGAACCGCTTTTGAACAATTGCCTGAGATAGCTTTCAAAACGTCATATTCAATTAACATAAAATCATTGTTGCCGCTTATGTCGCTGATGATTTTAATGGCTTGTGAGTAGTTCATGGTGTGGCCCTCTATTTAACGATTAACTAACAGAACCCAATATTAACTTATAACAGTTACAACGGTCAAGCACTGTTACAACTGTTAATCAAAATAAAAGCTCTGCTTATATACGTAAATCAAAACAGTTAACCCGGCATCAGTTAACCCGGCATCAGTTAACCCGGCATCAGTTAACCCGGCATCAGTTAACCCGGCATCAGTTAACCCGGCATCAGTTAACCCGGCATCAGTTAACCCGGCATCAGTTAACGACGTTAGCCAGGTTATTGACGTTAAAAAGTTAATAAAATCATACACTTATAAAATCAAACGTGGTAAATAATTAAAAATGTATATAAATCAATAAGTTATAAAAAGTGGTAAAAACAGCTATTTTATCGAACCAACCTCAGCTGTGATTTTCATTTGAAAAAACCCTAGGGGGCCACTTTAATGGGCCTACCCGGTTCGCCCCTAGATTTCCTCACTTTAATGGACCAACTTGAATCGCCCCTAAACATCTGTGCCGGGTTTGATAAAAAAGGTGGCACACTGTAAAACGTTTACAATCATACAGTTACTAAAATGTGTGCCGGGTTGTGCCACGTTGTAACAGTAAAGTGGCAC